GCCTTTTATATATGACGAAGAGGAGAGCAGGTTTCCCCACTCTCCTTTTTATTTATCTACTACGTTTAGGTAGTAGTTCCAGCAGATTCCCAATATTGAACTTGTAGTTCAACTGTGAATTCTTCGATAGTATCTGTAGAATCGTAAGACAATTCAATAGCTGATACGTTAGTTGGGAATGTACCACGGAAGTTGTACACCTTTACTTCGTTACCTGCTTTGTCTAATTGAGCAACAGACATATCTGCTTGATAGTCAACTGGATTTGTAAGACCTGTGTTGTTGGCGTGTTGGTTAATACCATTCATCCATTTTTCAAAGGCATTACGAATCTTAAAGTCTGTATCATTGATGATAGTGATTGTCCAAGGTTCAAAAGTACGGTCACCAGCAATTTGTAATTGACGGCCACGGAATGGAACCGTAACAGTGCTAATAACTGATGCTGGCAATTGAGCTGCCTTCACAAGGAAGGATGTCAATTCAACGTCACCTCCAGCGTATGCTGGAAAGTTGACTGTAGCTTTGAAGAGGTTAGGACGTGCACCGCCACCAACTAGTTTTGACTTAAAGTCATCAACTCCTAGAATAGCCATGATTAACCTCCGATTTCTGAGAAGTCAACGCCAGTACGAGTGGCAATGAAGTTCAGATTAATAAAGTTGATAGAACGTGCAGGCTTAATGTAGATATCAGCAACGAATTGGTTACTATCAATCACATTACCTGTGTTGTTTGTTGCATCGCAAACCACTTTAAAGTCTGTGATACCACGACGACCTTTGATCTCACGAAGGAAAGGTTCTGTCATGTTACGGAACATTGCACGAGTGAATTCATCGTTCAATTCGAACAACTGATATTTAGCAGCTGTAGCGATTGCTTTTTCAAGTACGATGAACAAGCGACGTACGTTAATACGATCGAAAGCAGAAGGCTTACGTTGTAGAGTCTTATCACCGAAAAGGATTGTACCTTCGCCTGGGAATGAAACTACTGGGTTAACGTTCTTCTTGTATAGATCATCACGCTGAGCTTTGTTAGGGTTGAAAGCAACCTTAGCAACACCAAGAATTTGACCACGTGTGTAACCGCCTGGAGAGAACCATGCGTCAGCAACGTTATCTGTCTTAGCACATAGACCAGCCATGTGACCTGAACCAGGAATCCAACGATATACGTCGTTGTACTTGTCATAGATCTTAAGAGCAGTAGAGTCTAAGAATGCATATGAAGAAGATGTTAATGTATCAGCGAATGCTAGAACGTTAGTCTTAGCAGTGTCTGTACTTGTAACTGCTGTAGTTGCAGATACAGGTGGAGAAATAAATGCCACAACGTCTTTACGGTTTTCAGCAATAGCAATCAAATTGTTTGATTGCGCTGTAGCGTCTGTTAGAGCAGAAGCAGAACCTAGTGTTGGAGCACCAATTAACAAGTTAACGTCAATTGTTTCAGCGTCATTAAACACTTGGAAACCAGTGTCAATATCGCCTACATCTAATGCTGTGCCATCATTACCACCAGCTAGTGAGAATGTTAATGCAGCTGTACCAGTTGTAAATGTTTTACCAGATGCATAAGAACCAGCATTTGTAAATGCTGTAGCATGGTCCATCCACCAAATGTATTTAGACTGTGAATTGATAACTTCTTTATAGTAGTTTGTAGAACCATCGAATGTCTTAGCATCGCGTGCTTGTGACAAGAATGAGAACTTTTCAAGGATAGTACCTTTTACACCAGTGATGAAACCATCTTCGTCAATGACTAAGACGTGGAGTTCATCATTGGAACCACCAACGGATGCTGCATAAGAAGAAGTAGTTGGCGCAGATGTGAATAGAGATTTCCATCCTTGTGCGTCATTTACTGAAGGTGCCCATGCTGCCCATGCTGTTGAATCAGCTGGACACATTGTGACTTTAATAGAATCACCTACTAAGCCTGGATATTTAGCTGCCCAAATACCGTCAGCACCTTGACCGTCAGCATACGAATTGTCGTATGCTTCTCTGTTTTTAATTAGCAATCCTGTACCAGCGCCGCTAGTACCTGCTGTTGAGTTAAGTGCGCCAGTGTTAACTGCACGTACTACCTTTAGATTGTTACCGTACTTTAAGAAAGCAGCTGCATTAAAGAAATAAGCAGCAGTGTCGTTTGTTGGCGTACCAAAATTATCGACAAGTTCTTTCTCAGAGCTAACAGTAACGATCTCCTCTACCGGTCCCCAAATTGATTGCACCACTGTAGCTCCAATTGAAGTAGAGACTGCAGGTACAACGTTTGTGAGATCGATTTCGCGTACTTGTACGCCTGGAGAAACTTGAAAAGCCATTGTTCTCTACCTCGATGTTAGATTATGTGTTGTTGAGAGC